AGACCATCTTTCTCTGCGAGAGCCTTGTTGTCTGCATCCAGATTACCTACATCAATACTCCATGTACCATCTGCATCAAATGTTGTGTTTGGGCTTGTTATGCTTGCCCAATAAGCAGTTCCACTAATTACACTCATGTGCACTCCTTTTTTATTATTAAAATTATATTATAGCATAGTTTAACTATCATTGTCAACACTTTTTTTAATTATATCTACATTAAATAATTTCTGGATATTCATTAGATACATCTTTGAAGCATTATGGTCTCCACCAGATACTTCTCTTTTATTAGGTGTATTCTTTATAATCTTCTTTAACATATCTGTTTTAAATACCAATGTTCCATATACTTCATCTCCTATACAAAGATTATGAAACCAATAATCTGATTCGGTAGAGGCAATACCACTTGGCTTACCATAGCTCTCAAACTCAATAGCTATGTTGCCAGTCTTCAACCACATACCTCTTTCAGATTTAACTTCTATCTTTTTATCTTGTAGCATGTCAGCAATAATCTTTTCTTTTACTTTACCATACTGTAAATCTATGTCAAACTTTTTTCTGTCTTCTTTCTTTGGTTCTAATGTGTCTCTGCCCATGTTACTCCTATCTTGTAATCGTTATCTAAGGGACAATTTAAATTTAATGTTTTTTCAGTTTGTTTCATAGCAACTTTTGTTATCTTGCAAAACTCATAAACATCTTTGTTGCTAACCTCAAACTGATATTCGTCATGCACAGAGGCAACTAATTTTACATCAAGTCTTTTGTTGTAAACTCTTTCTATAATATGATACAACCATTGTTTACAAATGATTGCACCAGCACCTTGAAGAAGAGTATTTAAAGCTGAATGAGGACTTCTAACTTTTAAGTATCTTCCATCAATAGCTCTTATTCTTCCTCTCTTACCGGCATTTTCTACTTGTCCACGTAATCTTTTAAGAGATGGTAAGTTAGACAAGAATCTATTAATTAGTAAGTTTCCTTGCTCCTTTCCAGCTCCTACTATCTTACCTATCTTCTCTGCTCCAGCACCATAAAGAAAAGCATATATAAATGTCTTTGCCTGGTCTCTATTTTTAATGCCGGCCAACTCCATATTCTTTGTATGTATATCTCCATTCAATATCTCATCTGTATAATTTGTATCATTAAGATAATGTGCGAGACAACGTAACTCTAAACCACTAGCATCAGTTCCTACTAACTTATATTTCATAGGATTTGATACTGTCCAAAGACTTCTACAATCTTTACCATAAGGTGAATAGGTAGCCGGAATCTGAGCCATGTTTGGTGAGTTATGTGCCATGCGACCTGTAATAGTACGTAGTGTCATAACCTTACCATGCACTCTATTATTATTATCACAAGCCTCAATCCAAGACTCAACCATCACTGCTCTTTTTTGGAGAAGAAAATACTTTGCAAATCTTTCTGCTGTAAGTTTCAACTCCGGTTCTTTTATTGTTTTTAAAACAGCCTCATTGATAATAATATTCTTTTTATCAGTAAACTGTTTAGGTTTCCAACCTCTCTTCATTAGTCTGTCTGCTATCTGTTGACGAGAACCAATGTTAAAAGGTATTTCTTTTGTCTTCGTCTTCATCTCTACAATGGTAGGTTCAAACTCTTCTAACGACCACTGCTCTAAGTCATAGATATCATCTTTAAGTTTTGCTAGTAACTCCTGTGCCTTTTGTATATTAAAAGCAAAACCATTCTTTTCTTGTTTATCTATTATTCTAACAATTTTATGTTCAAGTTTAACAGCATGCTTAGAAAAATCTTTACCTTCTTTTTTTAATTGATTGTAAACAGCATGAGTTATTTCTACATCTTGTTTACAATAATCTAACATAGCTTTATTATAAGTAAAGAAGTTTACATCTTCTCCACCTTTAGGCATATTTAATTTTTCACCCCATGCTTTTAATCCATGCCCTTTATCTCTGATAGGATTGTAAAGTTGTGATAATACTAAAGTATCCGTAACTTTATCTGGGTCTATTTCTGAACCTAATAATCTATTTAATACTGGTGCATCAAAACATAGTCCATTGTGCATAATAAATTCACTAACTTGTTTAGACCAGTTATTAAAACTATACATACTATCAGGGTCAAATACTGTTACAACATTAGTCTCTATATTCTTTGCCACTATACAATGAATCTTGGTAGGATTAAAACCATCTGTTTCAATATCAAGAACTACTTTCATTCTCTTCCTTTCCACACCAGTTACAAGGTTCACCTTTTCCTACTGCCATCATACTTTTTTCTTCATCACAATAATGTTCCCACATTTCAGGTTCTTTGTCAAATAATTCTAACTGTTGTTCGCTTAACCATTTATCATAACCTTCTGACCAATCTTCTTTATCATCCTCTTCTCCTTTATGACCCCAGTATACTAAATGAAAAGCACCACAGTTAGGACAAGATAAATTTGTAACTATAGCATGTTCTTCATCATCTTCACAGTCATGGTCACCACCCCATATTAATTCTGTTCCACAATTATAACACTTCATTTTACATTACTCCTTGTGCTTGATTAAATTCATCCTCAAAAGGATTTTCTATTTGTGACATTCTACCAGACTTTTTATCATAATGCAAGAAACAACTTACACCAGTCTCACCGGTGTATCTATTTTTTAATATACGAATTGTTGTAGTACAAGCAATAACATCATCATCTGATTGTTGATTTCTTTCTAAAGCTATCACACTATCAGATAAGTGTGCGATACTTGCACTTCCTCTAAGGTGTGACAAGGTAACTTCTTTTCCATTCTCGTGACCAAGGTCTCCTGTTGGTCTCCTAAGATGTGATACTAATAATAAACCTACTCCTGTCTCTTCAACTAAAGAACGTAGCTTAGTCATCAATACATCTATAGATTTTCTTTCATCTCCATCATCTTGTCCACTCACCAGGATAGATAAGTGGTCTAAGAATATCCACTTACAATCTAAAGACTTAGCCATAAACCTAACCCTAGAAAGTATCTCATCATTATCTATAGAACCAAAGTGGTCAAAGGCAAAGAACCTACCAGAACCTATAGTATCTTTTTGCCATTTGTTTAATTGTTCTCTAGAGAATTTATTTCTTATCTCTTTGATATACAATCTTTCATTGGCCTCCACAGACATAATATTAAAAGCAGTATTCTTTGTGCTTTCTTCTAATGCTAATATTCCTATGTTGTCATTAGAGTTTCTTAGAATGTGATGCATAAGCTCACGCATAATAGAAGACTTACCCATGCCGGCACCAGAAGTAAATGTAACTAACTCTCCTGTTCGCATGCCATATGTTTTTTCATTCATAGCATTCCAAGGATAAGGTATAGTTTCACAATACTCCTCTTCATACAAAGTATCTCCTAACTTAGCTAGGTTCATTATGCCAGCCGGTGTGTAAGATTCTGCACTCCACCAGTTCTGTACAAACTCTTTTGCTTTACCCATTTTTAAATATTCATTTGGGTCTTTGTATTCTAATCTAACAATCTTACATTTGTTAGGTTCAAATAATTGTGCTACCTTTTGTGATGCCTCTACACCAGGTTTATCAGTATCAAAACATACCACCACATTTTCAAAACTATTCAAGTATTCTAAGTGCTGTTTGCAATTCTGTACAGCACTTTGAACACCATTCTTTATTGATACCACTGCCCACTTACTTCCTAACATTTCATAAACAGACATAGCATCTATCTCACCTTCAACGATAGTAATATATTTACCACCGGAGTTAAATAAATTTTGGCCAAACAGTAAGGCATCACTCATATCACCTTGTGACCATATTCTTTTACCTTCTACTTGTCTTACTTTTGTAGCTATGTGGCTACCTTCTCCATTGTAATATTCATAGTAGTGATGAGATATTACTGAACCATTTACTCTTAACTTAGTTCTGTACTTTCTGGCAGTGTCCTCTGATATTCTTCTATCAGTTATACTACCATACTCACCTGTACTTGAAACTTTGTTTTGTATATCTACAACTTTCGTTTCCATTTTTGCCTCTCCTACGTTATTAAATCTTTTCTGACATGAAAAGCAGAAGGCATGCCCATCAGCATGAATGTTATAACCATTTCTTGATTCACCACAAGGGCATTGTCCTCTACTTATCCAATTACTTTTCATTACATCATACCCATTGCATTAGTTAAACCTATGACAGTGTATATGACTGTGTACCATAATAAAAATTCTAACAATTTATATTCCTTTCTAATTATTTAAATGTATAATATATCATCATAATAAATACATACAATACCCATAATGATAATAATAATATAAATATATTTATTGTATATTTTATAATATAATTATTAATAATATTATATATATAATTAAATATTATAATAAACTTTTTCATAATGTCAAGAAGAATCTTTCAAAATATCTTTATAAAGTCTTTCTGCTGAATCAATATCTAAACCTATGCTATTCCTACAATCTTGTTTCGCATACATTCTAGCTTCTTCATTAGAACAACCTTCTCTTTTGTACTCTTTAAATAACTTTCGGTACATTCTTCTCTCATCTTTATCCCAAAGATTATCCATTTTAGTTCTCCTAATAATTATATAATAAAAAAAATAAACTTGTAACTAATAATAGTGGGAATATATTATTTGTCCACAAGTATTTTATCTTCTTTGGCTATCACTACTCATCTTTTAAATGTTCTGCATCTGGCATCTCTGCATCTCCTAACCAAACACCACCGGAATCATTAGTAATATCTTTGCCATTATCTTTTTTTATTCCTAATTCTCTTCTTAGTTTGTAATTTTCTTCATTTAAAGTTTTTATTTTAACGTAAGCATTTCTTAATTGTTCTTGTAAATCTCTTACATTTTTTTCTAATATGTTTATAACTACTGGGTCATACATAGTTTACCTCCTTGTTAATAAATAGGCAAGTAGTATTATAAACATTCCTACCACTATGCCTCCTAAAAAATAATATAATATAAATATCTCAGTCATCAATGCATCATCTCAATTCTTACTCCTTCAGATTGAGCTATAGTTAGATTAACTCCCCAAGATTCCAGGGTTTCTAAGGCCTCTTCCTTTGTTTCAAACTTTAATATTTTATTATCATCATCTACTAATTGGTCAATAGGCCACGTTTCGTGCCAAGGAAATGTTTTTAATTTACTAGGACTCCTAAATTTATAATGAGCTATCACGTACATTTTTATCTCTCTTTCTGTCATACTTCTTTTTGTTCTTAATAACCCTTTGCCTATATCTTGTGTCAAGTAAATTTTTTGCTACAAGATTTGGTATCTTAGATATCTTTTTTATTTTTATCATAAGGGTCTATTAACATTATACCATAAATATTTATTTTATGCAACACTTACTCATCTTTATCTCCTGATATAGCTCCTATTTTTCCTTTGAAGGGAATCACCTTACCTTTTGGTTTAGTGTTCTCCACGAGCTTTATATCCGGTTTAAACGATACTTCTTCGCCAAAAAAATAATCTTCTAGCTCGTGAAATCCTCCTATGTGTTCGTAGATTTGTGGCACAGTTTTATGGCCGGCCTTTTTAAATCTCCTAACCTTCTCTGCCGTATCTAGTTTTCTCTCTTCATAAGGCACATTCATATCATCTAGTAAAGACTTTGCCTCTGTACAATATATGCAGTTATCTTGTGTGTATATAATATATTTACTCATCTTTTAAATTCTCTCCTCCTCGCACTATCTCCATTTGTGAATCTTCTCCATAGTCTGTGCCATCATAGTAAACTGTAAAGTTTACCTCTTGACCACAATAAGGTAACTCATCAAAAGCCTCGTGATATCCTTGTTCCGGTATACCTATTTCTTTGTAAGCATCTTGTAACTCTGATTCAGTTAGCTTTCTATCTGACTTTACTGTATATCTTCTAGAATCAGTAGACCATTCCTCT